TATGCTTCTAGTAGTTTTACTACAAGCTCTTTTACAGCTTTGCTGCCCATAAACTTGAACAGTATTGGTTTAATTAGTGCAATCATTAGAATGATGGGGTTGTAAGGTCTGCTGTATCTTCTGTTTTCTTAACAAAACGTCCGTTCTCGTCTCGTTTTGCTTTTGGTTTTCTTTTCTTTGCAGCTGCTTCACGGGCTGCTATCTGTTCTGAAATAGTGCTCATTTTTGCCAAAATTTGTTTTTATTTTTAGGTGGTTGCAGGGCAGATATAGGTATAATATCTTGGCATAATACTTTCATCTTTGATTGAGGATGATGAGTAAAGCCACGTTGCATTAGTTCTGCACATTTCAACGCACGGACTAGCTCGTAGTCTAGTCTCATTTTTTGTTCTTGACGTTCAGCTATTTTCTTACATAGTTTATATCCACTCTTATCAAGCGGAACCATAAAATTAATTTGAAAGCCCCAGTTCTCATTTAGTTGATAACTAGAAGGATATAGATCCCTTGAGTCTTCATCATGTGAATAAGGGTTTGTATGGCTACCCATGTAAAATGGACTAAATGTCATGGTAGACCCATTACATTGTATGTTAGGGCCATATACCTGACGTGACGACGCACCGTTGTTTTGAAACTGCACGGCTTGGTTCGTCACATTACCCGTAGCAGCAGCTACAGGATTTGATGTATTGTTTGTATCTCCTTCAGCAAACGCTGGGCTTACTGTGAGAATACAGAGAGTGATGTAGTAGTAGAGTTTATTGTATAACTTGTGTTTATATCCCACTGCTCTACTAAGCCAGCTGCTCTGCTGGTTGTTTCTAGTGTCCATGGTTGTGCTGTATCTGTTACAGAGAATGTCGTATCAGCTCCTGATATATTGGATGATGGAGTTACGTTAGTTCCAGACCATGTTTTGACTTCCGCACCGAAGACTTGCTTTTGGGTAACTTCTGTTATATTTTGTGTGGTAGTCGTTGTTGAGTTCATCGACCCTGTAGTAAACTGGGGCGTGACAGTGTTAGCTCTTGCAACTGCGGGTGATAACAATGCTAAGAGAAGAATTAGTTTCTTCATTGTTTTGGTTTGTCTTCTTTTGACTTTTTGTTACCTGTAGACAGCCCGAATGTAGCTAGGGCTCCAGTAAAGATTGAAGCAACGAACGTAATATCCGATGACGCTCCAGTCTTTTTGACCATAGGTAGCTCAACATAATTTAGTGTAATAATAAAACCAGACCAGATGACTACACCTAGACGCACTGCTGCACCTAGTATGGCCATCTGTTCGTCATGGTCATCTACATTCTCTTTTATTTTTCTGAGGATGCCTTTCTTTTCTGGCGGTTTTGTTTCCATTTGTTAATCTTGCCTTGTAAGAACTTTTGTATTTTTTCCTTTAGCGAGTTAATTACAGGTTGTGTAACAGTTGCAGCTGCTACAGCAGTTACAGCAGTAACCGATGCGGCAACTAGAACTTCTTGAGAAGGTAAAGTAATACTAGGTAAGGGTGGAAAGTGGATTTTTGGGGGTGGGTTTTCTTCAGTTTTGACCTCTTGTGTACCTTCGGGTCTTCGTAAATCGCTCGGAGGTACGACCAGAGGTTTATATGAGGGAACATCTGCTGTAGGGAGTGGTATCTCCACCGTCTTAATTGGTGACGGTGAAGGTAAACTTATATAAGGTAAAACAGGTGGTTCTCCCATTTATGCAAACCTTCTTTGAGGTGTCTTAGGTGTAACTTCTTTTTTGTCCCAACCATCTGGAAGTGGACCTAAGTAGTTAACATGCCAGCCGGGAAGTTTGGTTGGAGCTTCTATTTCTTTCACAGTTCCGTCTTCCTGTGTTTCCCATTTACCACCTTCATACAACGTACCAATTAAATCAATAGCATGGTCGTGTGTATAAGCATCAAGTACTTCTTTAGTTGTTTCTTTACCTTCTTCGTCTGTTTCAGTAACAGTCTTTATAAAGCCAGCTTTTTTAGCTGCTGTGAGCCAAGTCTTTTCGCTTGACCATTTAAAGAAAGGACCGGGAACCGGAGCTGGTGCTTCGAGTTCCTCTTCCTTTTTAGCTTCTTCTGCCCTAGTTATTGTTGAGTTATGTTTGTAAGTGATGCGTTTGGTAGACGTGTTTTCCACCAAGTCATACGATTTATAGTTGAGTTTATCTGTAAATTATTATTTTTACCTAATCCAATATGTGTAGAATCTGGAGCTTTAGTCTCTAACATACCGGGTAACGTAACACTCACATTATCATTTTGTATAGAACCATTAGATCCAAAAGCAGAACTACTAGATAATCCAAGAGCAACTTTATGAGAATTAACTGAAGTATCTG